TACCACTTTTAGTTTGACCGTTCGCATTACGAGATTTTAAATTAGAATCTTCATAAAGTTTTTTAAAATTACTACCCCCTTTATCTAAAGCATTTGATGTAGAGCCCATCATACACTTCCCTATAATTTTACTTCCCAACCTTAAACAGGTTTTAGTAACCCTCCAATTGTTTAATATATTGTTAGGCTTAATCCATTTACCAGATTCATCGTGTACTAATAAAAGTAATTTTTCTCCATCATAAGAGTTATCATCTGTGTTCTTCCAGTCAATAGTAGTGTCTAATCCTGTCAACTCCTCGTTAACAGCTTCATACATATTTTTTTTAGTAATCTTAGAGGCGGGGACTCTAAACGCTAATTCTGTTTTTGGCTTATCCATACCATCTTGAATAGGCTTAAAGAAAAAAGGAAGTCTATTGGATATAGGAACAACCTTATCTGTAAACATTTTTTTAGAATCAGACCCAGTTTTTGATAGAATGCCTACCCTTGCATCTTTTGCCAGTGTCCCTGTATTGACACATTCTGAAGAACCCATAAACGAAAATCCAGAACGTCTTATTTTTAAATAAACCATTCCAAAACTTCTTTTGTCAGCCTTACAAGCTTCCCAAAATATAAAAAATAATCTATTAGCTTCTCTAAAGTCGGGATAGCCTATATCAATTGTTGACCACTGTAAGTACATATAATGAGAGCCAGTGATATATGTAGGTTCACCATTATTCATAAACCAATATCCCTCGTCTCTATTATCAAACTCCGCCTCTATATAGTCTACCCATTTGGATTTAAAAGCAGAAGGCATTTCGTTCCATTGAAATATAGAGTGTATCTTAAAAAGGTCTTTTGATATTTCGGTGCGCTCCCAGTACTGCTCTTCTTTTTTGTTTGACCGAGCATTAGGGTTTTTAGGCGCAACAGGAAGTCCGATATAAAGACCAGAGATTTTTATTATATCTCCAATTTGACCGTTTTTTGAAATAACAACAAAGTCATATTTTTCATTATATCCGTAATTCCAAGTTTTAGCTCTATTCTTATTAGACAAAACTCCTTTAGGAACATAATCCTTTACAACCTTATATATACTATCTTGAGCGTCTTTCTGCAAATCCTTGTTTTGTTTCTATTTTAGAATCAGTATTGTTTAATAAATTTATACTCTCTTGTTCTTGCTCTATCTTATTGAGTATATCAAAAGCATCAAAAATAGCAAGCTTCTTTGTGGCAGCTGCATTTTTTAACCTATCCGCCGCAAGCTCATCCTCTGGAGAGTGTTTTATAATATCTTCCTTTGCAACTTTTATAAGCTCTTTAACAGCCTTTCTGCCTGCTTCAATTATTTGTTTCTTTAGTTCTTCTGAGCTCATTTTCTTTTGTTAGTTTTAAAGCATAATCTAAATGATGTTTTTCCCAATGCATCCTGTAGTCATATCCTCCAGGGAATGTTTCATCGCATTGACTGCATTTAATCATATTTCTCACAAAACCATGGTCACATGATGGTCAAACATTCTATAAAGTTTTTCTCCATCTACATTAAACTCATATTCTGTCTCTGGTCTAAAGGTAACTAAATCTCCTTCTTTGAGGCCTTTGCTTAATAGTTTTTTATTTATATACCTTATCTTACCCATAAGAGGTTCTTCAGCAAATGGCTTGTGTATATAAGTTTTAATAGCGGGTATAGGTTTTATAAAACAATATTTATTATGACATATCCACTTGTTTTTCTTTTTGTACATAAAAAACTGAGTATCGTCTATAAAAAATAAATCATCTTTAAAATAACTTTTTCCACTTTGTTGACGACCCCTCATGTCGTTATAAAATTTAAAAACATTGTGATGAACAAGTAATGTGTCTCCAGGCTCAATCTCTCCGGCATAACCTAAAGGAGTTGATACGACTATACCCTCACGGTTTGATGCTTGGTGATTCTCCTCGGAGGTACTTGTTATAAAATCTATGCCTCCTATTTCTTTAGAGTTGTTGTATCGTTTACCTTTTATGGGCTTTACAATAAAAAAAAATGGTGACCTCATGAACCACAACCTTCACAGTCTATGCTAGAATCTGTAGGTTTAACTCCGTTTAGTTTCATTTCAATGCTATGTATTTGGTCTTGTATCTCTAATTGCTCCATCCAGTCATTTGTATTTTTTTTCTTTTCTTGTAATATGTTGAATTTATCTAATAAATCTTCTGTGCTCATTTATTTTTAAAAGTTTATGTTATATTCTATAGAAATAGGCATCATTGTGTTAAATTCTTTCCACATAAATATCTCATTATCCTTTTCAATCCAGACGGTAAATCCTCCGGTATCTTTGTTTTGATTTATAAGATGAATTTTGTGTGAGCCTCCTAGTATGTCTTGACCCACTAAGTAGTGCATTGCACCTGACTTATAATCAGGTCCAATAGAAATTTTACGAATATTCATTATATTAGAATTAATTAATACAAATATAAGAAATATTTAACGTCCTTGTCCTCTGTAAGATTTTCTATAATTCTTAGAAGAAGACAGTGAAGAGGTTTTTGTCTTTGCGTGTATTCCAGGTCTTTTTATCTTTGCTGGCTTTGAGAATGTGGTAAGTTGTGATTTAGCCATTACTTAGTTTTTCCTTTAAGTTTTTCGTAAGTTCTTAATCCTCCTAATCCTAGCATACCCATTAGTACCGTAAACAAAGGTTCGGTATCTAGCTCAGGAAATTCTACTTCAGGAAGTATTGTTCTTATAATAGGGAATACTACAAAATGATATGCAAAAGCTAAACTGCATACCCAGCCTACACTCGGTCTCCAACCAGAAACAAACAGAGAGCGATGCTGTGCCTCTACTTCGTTTATCTTGGTCTGTAACTCCAGTATTTGATTAGGGTCAAGCTCCTTCCCTTTAATGGCTTCACGAAGCTCCATAGCGAGTCCGCCAATCTTGCTTTTGCCGTTGCCGTTACTTCCACCTAAAAAAGACATTAATATTTTTAACATTATATAACGCTATAAGAAGTTTTACCGTTTATTTTTTCAGCGCGCAAACATCTTGTTCTGTTCTCTTCTTGTGAAACATAACTTACATGTATCCACGCTGGATTTTTATTATCTCCAAACTCCCATATAAGCTGGTCGAAGTTTAGATTGTCTTTTATGTAGTTAAACATCTCAGCGTTTGTCTTATGTCCGAAGGTATCGTCTAGGTCAATTGCTCGTCCTTGACAGTGCTGACTGGAAGAGCTTCCACCAATAGCACGATTTAAATCTTCAGACCTGAACATGCTATTAATTTTTATAGGTCCGCCTACGTATTCTCTAAGAGGCTCAAAGACATGAGTAGCAATACCAACCATATTAGAGGTTTCGTAATCATTTGGAATATTACTTATATTTAAACGTAAAGCTGTGTTGGAGCGTATAGCTTCCTTATGGGTAATATGTTTACTTATTCTTTCCATACATTAAGTACCATTTGTGAATTGTGTAACCAATTGATACTAAAAGTAATAAAATTTTTAAAATTACATCTATATGCGTCATAGAAATTCCTAAGACTAAACTATTTATTCCCAATATTTTCATATCGTTAATTGACATTTTTGTTTGGTTTAACTATGTGGTATACCACGTTTATATCTAAAATTGCGCTATTGTTTTGTGTATAGGTCATACTTTTTATTTTATTGCTAGGTAAATGTAAGTTCCAGAAGAATTATTAAACCCAGAAAAATTAGATTTTGGTTGAAAACCGTCATTATTAAATTCAACCGCCCAATTAGGGTCATCTAATTCTTCATTAGCCAAATTTGCTAATAATCTTTTATCTTTTATTGTATCAGTATCCCTAACCGAATCCATCATCATCCAATGACTAGCATAACCTGATGTAACTCCTTTTACCATTATAAATCTTGGTTCAAATCCAACCGAAACTAATGGTCCTGTTGTAGAACCATTTCCTGTATAACTCCCTATTTTCTGATAACCTGCTATTGATGTGAAGCAATAGGCTATGTAGTTTTGTTGAAGACTTGATGGATAATACTGAAAAGCATCTGTTGTTACTGTATTAAACATATTTGAAAAAGTAGTAACTGCATCATTAGTATCTAATGTTAAATATTTGCCTGTACCAGTTGCTGAAGAATATGTATACCAAGGTGCTGAATTACTTGTTGATTTTGTTATAATAAGTTCTGGTGCAGAATCAAGACCGTGTCCTATTGTGTCAGATGTAGCAGGTGTACTTGTAAACTTCACAATACTAAATCCAGCTGCAGGATT